GAGAGCGCTGACAAGCCGACCGCTTAAGGCGAGGCTGCGAAACGTGGGGCAACGTCGCCGCCACTGAGCGGTTCAGGAAGACGATGGGGCGGTTGCCCCAACGGCGCGCAAAAACCAAACCAAGCCGGACACGGAGGTTCACGCGAGCCTCCATTTTTATGCCCTAAGGAGGGAGGAGGTGTTGATACGAAAACTGAAGAAGTATGCGCCGACTCCTTTCAAAGCGAAGGATTCGGTATACGATAAACGGGCGGCGGACAACGCTGTTGCGTTCATTGAATGTCTTGCACACACAAAAGGTACGTGGGCAGGAAAGCCGTTCCTCCTGATTGATTGGCAGGAACGAATCATCCGAGATGTCTTTGGTGTAGTGAAACCGAACGGCTACCGTCAGTTCAACACAGCATATATCGAAATACCAAAAAAGAATGGAAAATCAGAGCTCGCGGCCGCGATCGCGCTGCTCTTAACCTGCGGCGACAATGAAGAGCGCGCCGAAGTGTACGGATGCGCCGCTGACCGTCAGCAAGCTTCCATCGTATTCGAGGTTGCCAAGGACATGGTCACCATGTGCCCGGCGCTGGCTAAGCGCGTGAAGATCCTCGCGTCGCAGAAACGGATCGTATACCTGCCGACCGGGAGTTACTATCAGGTGCTTTCTGCAGACGTTGCCAACAAGCACGGTTTCAACACGCATGGTGTCATTTTTGACGAATTGCACACCCAGCCGAACCGTCGGCTTTTTGACGTTATGACAAAGGGCAGCGGCGACGCGCGGATGCAGCCGCTGTATTTTCTTATTACGACGGCCGGCGACAATACGAATTCCATCTGCTGGGAGGTGCATTCCAAAGCACAGGATATCCTTAACGGCAGAAAGACAGACGCTACATTCTATCCGGTCATCTATGGAACGGAAGAGAATGACTCCTGGACTGACCCCAAGGTGTGGAAGAAAGCCAATCCATCGCTCGGGATTACGGTGGGGATCGATAAAGTCAAAGCCGCGTGTGATAGCGCGCAGCAGAACCCCGCCGAAGAAAACGCGTTTCGTCAGCTCCGGTTGAACCAGTGGGTCAAACAGGCGATCCGCTGGATGCCGATGGACGTGTGGGATAAGTGCGCGTACCCTGTTGAACCGAAAATGCTTGAAGGGCGCGTTTGCTACGGTGGCCTCGATCTTTCGTCCAGCACTGATATTACTGCATTCGTGCTCGTGTTTCCACCGCTGGATGATTACGATAAATACTTTATCCTGCCATTCTTCTGGATACCTGAGGATAACATCGACCTGCGCGTGCGGCGCGATCATGTGAACTACGACCTTTGGAAAAAGCAGGGATTCCTGCTGACGACCGAGGGGAACGTCGTTCATTACGGGTTTATCGAGGCGTTCATTGAGCAACTTGGCATGAAATTTAACATTCGCGAGATCGCGTTCGATCGTTGGGGCGCGGTGCAGATGGTACAGAATCTTGAGGGGATGGGTTTCACGGTCGTACCGTTCGGTCAGGGTTTCAAGGACATGTCTCCACCGACGAAGGAACTCATGAAACTGACGCTCGAGCAGAAGATCGCGCATGGCGGCCAATCGGTTCTGCGATGGATGATGGACAACATCTATATACGCACCGATCCGGCGGGAAATATCAAACCGGACAAAGAAAAAAGCACCGAGAAAATTGACGGTGCTGTGGCGACGATCATGGCATTGGATAGGGCGTTGCGGAACGGCGGCAGCGAGAGTGACAGCGTGTATGACTCGAGGGGGTTACTGGTTTTTTAATTCATCAGACTGATCAGGTGGAGCATCCATATCTTCTATTGAGATGACCTCAAACCCTTCAAAACCGAAATTTTTCATAGCCATGACGAGATCACGATCGAAAACGTCACCATCAGCATCGATGACATTTTTACCGTCAATTTTTACGATTTCACTTAGTTTTGGGACTATTTTCCCGTACATTCCTCTTGCCATAGGAGCATTATACCAGATAGATTTTGAGGTTACAATGAATATGGGTTCACTGAAATATCTATTCCATTCCCGCGACAAACCGAAAGACTCACTTAACGGCAGCCGTTACAGTTTCTTCTTCGGCGGTACATCAAGCGGGAAGCCTGTAAATGAGACGACCGCCATGCAGATGACAGCAGTGTATTCCTGCGTGAGAATCTTGTCCGAGACCGTCGCCGGTCTGCCGCTGAACGTCTACCGATACAACGACAGCGGTGGGAAAGAGAAAGCGTTCAAACACCCACTCTACCGACTGCTGCACGACGAGCCGAACCCCGAAATGACAAGCTTCGCGTTTCGGGAAACGCTCATGAGCCACCTGCTCTTGTGGGGTAACGCCTACGCGCAGATCATCCGAAACGCCAGAGGCGAGGTGATCGCACTCTACCCGCTCATGCCGAACAAAATGACAGTCGACCGTGATCAAAACGGCCGACTTTTTTATTTGTATCAGCGAAGTTCGGAAGACCCCGCCGCGCTCGGCAAGTCGAGTCAAGTGACTCTTTCACCAGCGGACGTGCTGCACATCCCCGGACTTGGATTCGACGGACTGATCGGCTACTCGCCGATTGCCATGGCAAAGAACGCGATCGGATTGGCAATTGCGACAGAGGAGTACGGCGCGAAGTTTTTCGCCAACGGCGCGGCCCCAGCAGGTGTGCTGGAGCATCCAGGCACGATCAAAGACCCGCTGCGCGTCAAGGAAAGCTGGAACTCGGCATATCAAGGAAGCGCGAACGCGCATAAGATCGCCGTGCTTGAAGAGGGTATGAAATACACACCCATCGGGATCGCGCCGGAGCAGGCGCAGTTCTTGGAGACGCGGAAGTTTCAAATCAACGAAATCGCGCGTATTTTCCGTGTTCCACCGCACATGCTGGCGGACTTGGAGAAATCGTCGTTCAGCAATATCGAGCAGCAGTCGCTCGAGTTTGTGAAATACACGCTCGATCCCTGGGTCGTGCGCTGGGAGCAATGCATGTGCCGTGTGTTGTTCAGCGAGAGCGAAAAGCCAACGCATTTCATTAAATTCAATGTGGACGGACTTTTACGCGGCGACTACGCCTCTCGCATGAGCGGGTATGCCACCGCGCGGCAGAATGGCTGGATGAGCGCGAACGACATCCGCGAGCTGGAAAACCTCGACCGCATCGCAAACGGGCTCGGCGGCGACCTGTATTTGATCAATGGCGCAATGACAAAACTTGAAGATGCTGGGGCGTTCGCAGGAATACCGCAGAAAAAGGAGGATTCCGCTTGAAGCGTGCATTTTGGAACTGGGTGCGAAACGAGGATGGCACCCGTATCTTAACCCTCGACGGTGTGATCGCCGAGGAATCGTGGTTTGATGACGACGTCACCCCGAAAGCGTTCAGGGAACAGCTGAACGCCGGAACGGGTGACGTTGTTATTTGGATCAATAGCCCCGGTGGCGACTGCGTGGCGGCAAGCCAGATTTACGCCATGCTCATGGATTATAAAGGCGGCGTCACCGTGAAAATCGACGGCATTGCAGCAAGCGCAGCATCGGTGATTGCCATGGCAGGAACTGAAGTGCTCATGGCTCCTACCAGTCTCGTCATGATCCACAATCCGCTGACTGTAGCCATTGGCGATACGGAAGAAATGCAAAAAGCGATCGCCATGCTGGATGAGGTTAAGGAGAGCATCATCAACGCGTATGAGCTGAAAACCGGTTTATCGCGCGCAAAGATTGCTCACCTCATGGACGCTGAGACGTGGATGAATGCACAAAAGGCGATCGAGTTCGGCTTTGCCGACGGCGTACTGACGCGCGAAGCGTCTGTGCCCGAAGGCATCCTGATCAACGGATACCAGTTCAGCCGCCGCGCGGTGACAAACTCGCTTTTGAGCAAGCTACCGATAACCGAACAGAAATATCCCGCTGAGCCGCTGTTAAAGCGGCTCAATCTTTTGAAAGTTTGAGGAGGAAAGTACATGAACCGAATTCAGGAACTCCGCGAAAAGCGCGCCAAGGCATGGGACGCCGCGAAAGCATTTCTCGACGCCAAACGCGGTACGGATGGACTTCTGTCCGCCGAAGATGTGGCAACCTATGACAAAATGGAGGCCGATGTCGTGAACCTCGGTAAGGAGATCGAACGTCTGGAGCGTCAGGTTGCGCTTGACGAGGAATTGAACAAACCCACGGCTGACCCGTTGACGGGAAAGCCTGCGGCAAACGGCATGGATACAAAATCCGGTCGCGCATCCGACGAATATAAAAAGGCGTTCTGGAATATCATGCGCGCAAAGAACCCGCGTTACGACGTGGTTAACGCGCTGCAGATCGGCACCGACAGCGAAGGCGGATATCTCGCTCCCGATGAATTCGAACGTACGCTCGTCTCCGCGCTTGAAGATGAAAACATCTTCCGCAAGCTCGCCAAGGTTATCCAGACCTCGAGTGGCGATCGCAAGATCCCTGTGGTCACGACCCACGGTTCCGCATCCTGGTTGGATGAGGAGGAACTCGTCCCCGAGAGCGATGAGGCGTTCGGTCAGACTTCGATCGGCGCATTCAAGCTCGGTACGTTCATCAAGGTATCGGATGAATTACTCAATGACTCCGTGTTCGATCTGCAGAGCTACATCACCTCTGAATTCGCACGGAGAATTGGCCACAAGGAAGAGGATGCCTTCTTCGTCGGCGATGCGGCAGGTAAGCCAACGGGTATCTTCCACACAACCGGCGGCGCGCAGGTCGGTGTAACGACGGCGGGCAGCACGGCGCTCACGGTTGATGAGGTTATTGACCTGTTTTACAGCTTGAAATCGCCGTACCGCAGGAATGCTGTTTTCGTTATGAATGACGCGACCGTCAAGGCGATTCGTAAGCTCAAGGACGGGCAGGGTCAGTATCTCTGGCAACCTGCAATGACTGCAGGTACACCCGATTCGATTCTCAATCGCCCGGTGTATACCTCGGCATATGTGCCGACGATCGCGGCGGGTGCAAAGTCGATCGCGTTCGGTGATTTCGGGTATTACTGGATCGCCGACCGTCAGGGTCGTTCCTTCAAGCGATTGAACGAGTTGTTCGCAACCACCGGTCAGGTGGGCTTCATGGCGACACAGCGCGTGGATGGCAAGCTCATCCTGCCGGAAGCGATCAAAGTCCTTCAGCAGAAGGCGTAACGGAGGGGTTATATGGAGATCATTGAGACCCCGGCGGGCGACGTGACCCGCAACTGTAAGAACTATCTCGCCGACGGCGGGGATAAATTGGTGATCGGCGGTACTCTGGAGGTTCTGGATACCGCCACTGTCACCGGGCTGCAATCGGGATACGCTTCCGAGCAAACGGCTGGTAGTGTATATCAGGCGACAAATCAAACGGAAAGCTCCGCTTCGACCATCGCCGACTTAAAGAGCGATTTCAACGCCCTGCTGCAAAAACTCAAGAATGCTGGAGTAATGGCGGCTGATCAGCCGGGCGCGTCGTAAGAATATGGCGACGCTGCTGAGTAAGGTCAAGGCGAACCTAATACTGACACACACTGCGGACGACGAACTTCTTCAAAGACTCATCGATGCCGCCGTTGCATATGCCGAGAGCTATCAGCACCTGACCGCCGGTACATATGAAGCTGCGGTCATGCCGCCGACGACCGAGGCCGCCGTGATTATGCTGGCGTCCCATTTTTATGAGAGCCGGGACGGTAGCACGGGCGGGTTCTTCGCCGACAATGTGCAGGCGGGACAGCAAGTATGGAACACGGTGAACACGTTGCTTCGCCTCGATCGTGATTGGAAGGTGGGTTCATGAGCTTCGGCAGGATGAATACCCTGATCTCCATTGCGCGGGAAGTCGTGACAAAGGACGCGGAGGGGTTCGCAACGAAAGCCGATCAGGTTTTGGTTTCATTGTTTGCGTATCGGGAAGGGCGGCACGGTTCTCAGAAATGGGTTAACCGCGCCGCTTTTTCAGAGGCGACGGACTTGTTCCGCTTTCGCGTGATCCCCTGGTTGACCATGACCACAGCGCACATTCTCTTGTGCAATGGTGATCGCTTTGAAATCACGTCTGTAGAGGATGTGAAGGGGCGCGGAATGTACATTGAAGTGCTGGTAATGAAGGTGACGGCGGATGGCTAAGGTGAAAATCGAAATGCCGGATGTGTTTCTCGACCAATTCGCTGGAATGGGTAACGCGCTTGACGCGGCGATCCCGAAGGCGTTGGAAGTAGGCGGTAAAGTTGTGCTGGACAAGATGAAATCGAACCTCCGCGCGGCAATCGGGCTTGGTACGAAGTTCAAATCTCGCTCGACCGGAAAGCTTGCCGCGTCGCTCGGCGTGTCTCCCGCGAAGCTGGATCGCGAAGGGAATCTTGATGTGAAGGTCGGTTTCTCAGAAGGCCGCGGCGATGTGAGCAACGCCAAGCTCGCTAATCTTTTGGAGTACGGCAAGCATGGTCAGCCGCCGAAGCCATTTCTGAAGCAGACCAAGTCCTCAAGCCGAAAACCGTGCATTGAGGCGATGCAGGCGGCGTTGAAGCGGGAACTGGATATCAAATGAGTATGCTGGAAGAACTGAATATGATCATCGAAAGCGCCGAACTTCCTGTGGAGACCGGCGTTTTCTCTGCCACCGCGCCGGATGAGTACGTCGTGATCACGCCGATTTCGGAGCACTTCGAGCTGTTTTCTGACAATGCGCCTGGTATGAACATCGAAGAAGCGCGGTTGTCGCTCTTTTCGAAGGGTAACTACGGCGCGAAGAAACGACACCTAGTTCGGCTGCTGCTATTGGCGGGATTCCTAGTAACGGAGCGCCGCTATATCGGACTGGAAGAGGAGACGGACTATCATAACTTCGCCATTGACGTGGCGAAGGAGTACATGGAGGAAGAATAGATGGCAACCATCGGATTGGATAAACTATACTACGCGAAGATCACCGAGGGTACGAACGGCGACGAGACTTACGCCGCGCCCGTTTCGCTCGCCAAGGCAATGTCAGCGGAACTGAAGATCGATATCAACGAAGCGACACTCTACGCTGACGATGGCGCGGCTGAGGTGGTCAAGGAGTTCAAGAGCGGCACTTTGACGCTGGGCATTGACAACATCGGCGCGGCGGTCGCGAGTGATCTCACCGGCTCACAGATCGACGATAATAAAGTGCTGGTATCGCAGAGCGAGAATGGCGGTCAGCCGGTCGCGATCGGTTTCCGCGCAAAGAAGAGCAACGGCAGGTTTCGATACTTCTGGCTCTACCGTGTCGTGTTCGGTATTCCTGCGACGAACCTGCAGACGAAGGGCGACAACATCACGTTCTCGACCCCTTCGATCGAGGGAACGATCATCCGCCGCAATAAGCTGGACGGGCAGGGCAAACATCCGTGGAAAGCGGAGGTCAATGAGGACGATACGAGCGTACCGGCGGCGACGATCTCGGGCTGGTACACGCAGGTCTACGAGCCGACATTTGCGGCGGAGGGTTAATCCATGGAAAACGACAGAGGCGCGATGATCCGGATCGGTAATCGGAAGTATGAAATGCTCCTGACCACCCGCGCGACAAAAGAGATTGCGAAGCGTTACGGCGGGCTGGAACACCTGGGCGACAAGCTCATGAAAGCGGAGAACTTTGAGCTCGCGCTGGACGAGGTGGTGTGGCTGATTACGCTGCTCGCGAATCAGAGCACGCTGGTACACAACCTGCTGGAGCCGGACAATAAATGTGAGCTTTTGACCGAGGAAGCGGTAGAACTGCTCACTACGCCGCTGGATCTTTCTGGCTATAAATCCGCGATCATGGAAGCGATGGTCAAGGGGACGAAGCGCTATGTCGAAAGCGAGGAGGAACCCTCAAAAAACGTATCGGTCGGGTAAGCGACGAAGAACTGTTTGCCCGACTAATCTTCTATGGGGTAACCCTGCTGGGGAGGACGGAGCGCGAGGTTTGGCTTATACCGCTTGGCGCTCTGCTCGACCAGTGGGAAGTGTATAAACAAATGTACGGCTTTTCGAACCGAAAGGACGAACATTTTGTTGATTACTTGATGCCAGTTGGATTACACTGAGTAATAGTTAAGACGTTTTTGCACCAGAGTATTTCTACTTTAAGGAGATGCTGATAAAGGCATGATTATTAAGATAGTTTTTTACAAATCATCTTCTCAATACTACGAATCACTATGTGAAAGTTGTAGATTTTTTGAAACGTATGAACAGGAGAAATCAACAAACACTCTGACTCTTGGCTTAGATGATCTGCGGGAAAAACAACAAAATATAAAAAGTATTCTTACAGTAATCAAAAGCTGGAGCAAAACAGAATACTATATAAATGGTAATAGAGCATCGTTTTATTCGGTTGAAGCAATGTTGGCGATATTTGAGTGCGAAAAGCGATGCAGTGAATGTGTAATCTCGAATGAGTATTGTTATGACGAGACCGGGTGGGGATGTAGATACATTAACTCAATAGCTCTTCGTCGTGCATCATATTATCATCGTTCGAACTTGAACTGGTATGAATTCGGCCGTTTTCAAGATGAGGAGTGGTTTGTAGATAAAGACAGAATTCTCGAGCAACTAAAAAAGGAAGTTGCTGAAAAACATGTTGAAGCATGCAAGTTCTTCGCCCTGAGTAGATTGGAGAGTGCGCTTTTAACTCTGCCTGAGAAGATTATTGTGACAGATGATAATAGCTGCGAATGGGAATATAAATATAGAGAAGCACCGGTCGGTATAAAACAAACCGAAGTAATTGGAGTGAGACCACATGAGGATCATTCGTATGATTACGGAGGGGGATTAGGCATTTCAATCTCAATGGGATCTTCCAGTGAGAGGGGCAAACAACAAGAAAACTACGAGAAGAATGTACCTTCGGTAACTTTTAGAGATATTGGTGGGATCGACGATATAATTCAGCAGGTTCGAGAAGTAATCGAACTTCCGCTTATTGCGCCAACAATATTCGAACATTATCATATAAAGCCACACAAAGGAATTCTACTGTATGGACCGCCAGGATGCGGGAAAACATTGATAGCAAAGGCGGTAGCAAACGAAATTAATGCGCATTTCATTTCAGTAAATGGTCCGGAGATACTAAATAAGTATGTTGGACAGTCTGAAGCCAACCTCAGGAAATTATTCGATGAAGCTAAAAGGAACAACCCAACGATAATCTATTTCGACGAGTTTGATTCAATATCGTCAACTCGTGATGCAGATGGGAATCCGTTGATGGCTACTGTGGTGAATCAGTTGTTAACGCTTATGGATGGGATCGATGATACAAGTCAAGTTTGCGCTATTGCATCCACCAATAGGATAGATATGATAGACGAGGCAGTAAGACGCCCGGGAAGATTTGATTATGTAATAGAAATTCAGCGCCCGTCAATTGAAGGGTGCAAGACCATATTCCGCATACATACTGAGAAGATGCCTGTCGATGCGTCTTTTGATAAAGAATCTTTTGTAAGCAAATACTTAATGGGATGTTCTGGTGCAGAAATTGCATTTGTGGCATCTGAAGCTGCATATAACTCAATTCGAAGAACCGTTGATATTAAACGAGTGTTTCAGAAAGATGTCGAGTTTTACGTTACAGACAAGAATATCATACTCGAATGCGATTTTATTAAAGCCGCTAAGACATTGGTTGATAGTCGCAAGAAAGCAGATACGGCGAAATATCGCTATAATAATTAGCATCTGAAAATCTCATAAATTAAATTTAAAGAAGAATTTTCTCATCTTACGACCTTCGGGTCGTTTTTTTATGCCAAATTTCCTCTAGGGAGGTGAAGAAATGTCAAGCGATTTCGGTCTGAAAATCGGGATTGAGGGAGAGACCCAATTCAAGAAAGCCCTCTCCGAGATCAACCAATCCTTTAAAGTTCTCGGGAGCGAGATGAACCTCGTCACCTCCCAGTTTGATAAACAGGATCAATCGGTCGGTGCTTTGGCTGCCCGAAATCAAGTCCTTCGCAAAGAGATTGACGCCCAGAAAGATAAGGTCGAAACCCTTGAGGCCGCGTTGCAGAACGCGGCTTCTTCTTTTGGCGAGAACGATAAGCGCACCCAGGCATGGCAGGTGCAACTCAACAATGCCAACGCCGCGCTCAACGGTATGGAACGCGAACTGGGCGCGAATGAAACAGCGCTTGAAGGTTCCGCTAACGGTCTTGATTCTGCAGGGAAGCAAGCGGATGAATTCGGCAACGAGATCAAGCAATCTGCCGATCAGGCGGATGATGCGGGTGGGCGATTCGACAAGCTCGGTTCGGTCGTCAAAGGGATTGGGGTAGCGCTCGGCGCGGCCATGGTGGCAATCGGTACTGCGGCAGTGGCCGCTGGTAAAGCGCTGATCGATATGACCGTCAACACGGCGGCATATGCGGATGAAATGCTGACGCAGAGTTCGATCACTGGCATGAGCGTGGAACGTTTGCAGGCGTATTCCTACGCCGCCGACCTTGTGGACGTGTCGTTGGAAACCATGACTGGCTCCATGGCAAAGAACGTGAAATCCATGTCTAACGCCGCCGGCGGTAGCGAGCAGTTTGCCAAGGCATACGACCGTTTAGGCGTATCGGTGACCAACGCAGACGGATCCCTGCGTAACAGCGAGGATGTCTATTGGGATGCTATCGATGCGCTTGGACAGGTGGCGAATGAAACAGAGCGCGACGCGCTTGCCATGCAGCTTTTCGGAAAAAGTGCACAGGATCTGAATCCTCTCATCGCGCAGGGCAGCGAGGGTATTGCTGCTCTGACGGATGAGGCCAAGCGCATGGGTGCGGTACTGAGCGAGGAGACGATCGAAAAATTCGGTGCGTTCGATGATTCCGTACAGCGGCTTAAGCAAGGCTCAGAGGCGGCACAGCGGGTCATGGGTACGGTTTTGCTCCCGCAATTACAGACGCTCGCGGACGACGGCGTATCACTACTCGGCAATTTCACCTCGGGGCTTGCTGAGGCGGGTGGTGATTTCAATAAGATCACCGTCGTACTCGGCGAGACGGTCGGCGGAATCGCAAACATGATTCTCGGCAGCTTGCCGCAGTTCGTACAGGTCGGGATGAGCATCGTGAGCGCGATTGGCGGCGCGCTGGCGGCGAATTTGCCGACATTGATCTCCGCCGCGTCTGGCATTGTCATGACGCTGCTGCAGGGTGTGATCACGGCACTTCCGCAGTTTACGGACGGCGCGGTGCAACTGATCACCACACTCGCGCAGGGGATCGTCGACATGCTGCCTGCGTTGGTCGAAGCCGCGATTCAGATGATTGCGTCGCTCGTGCAGGGCATTGGAGAAGCATTGCCGACGCTGATTCCGGCGATTATAGAGGCGGTGCTGCTGATCTGCGAAACACTGTTCGACAACATGGACAAGATACTGGATGCGGCATTTTCGATCGTAAAGGGTTTAGCGGAGGGTATCATCCGCGCGTTGCCGAAGCTGATCGAAGCGCTGCCGAAGCTCATCACGGGCATCATCAACTTCTTCATGCAGAATCTCCCGACCCTAATGGCGATGGGCATAGAGCTTACGGTTCAGCTCGCGATTGGTTTGATCAAAGCACTTCCGCAGCTGATCGCTGCGCTGCCGCAGATCGTTTCCGCGATCCTGAATGGGTTTGGGCAATCAGTGTCATCGGTCGTGGAGATTGGCAAGAACATTGTAAGTGGCCTGTGGGAAGGCATCAAGAGCATGGCTTCTTGGTTAGCTTCGAAGGTTCGCGACTTCTTCTCCAACATTGTGAAAAGCGCGAAGAAAGCGCTTGGTATCGCGTCGCCCTCCAAGGTGTTCGCCGGAATCGGCGAAAACATGGGCGAAGGTGTTGGTGTTGGTTTCACCGACGCTATGGAGGACGTAAACAAACAGATCCAGAGCGCAATCCCGACCAGCGTGGACGTTGGTGCGATCGATGTACTGACGAACCTGCCCAACAGTGTCGGTATCGGCGGCACGAGCGATCTACTGTCGCAGAAGCTGGACGTGCTGATCGGTGAAGTGCGGCGGTATCTACCTCAGCTCGCGGGAATGCAGCTGGTCGCGGACACGGGTGCAACGATCGGCTGGCTTGCGCCGGCCATGGACGACGCGCTTGGCGCGATCCGGAGACGAAAGGAGCGGCTGGTGTGAGTGATATCCGATTCGGAACAAAATGGGCGCGCGCGGACTACGGTCTGATTGTCGCGTCCTATGCGATCTCAATGCCGGAACCGCAGACGAACTTCGTAGAGATCCCCGGGCGTGACGGCGCGCTCGATCTTTCGGAGGCGTTTGGCTCGGTCCGATATGCTGACCGGGTTATCCCGCTGACGCTATATGTGCGCGCGCCGTTCGACACACTGATCTCCACATTTGCAGCGGACGTGCACGGGCGGCGTATGAACGTGATCTTCGACCGCGATACGACCTATTATTACGACGCGCGGATTAAGTTGGAGGATGTGGAGCGTCACGCGGGATATTGCGAACTGTCGCTAGAATGCCGCGCAAAACCGTATAAGCTGGAGCACTTCGAAACTACGATTACGGTTCTTCCAACAGCCAGCGCAACCATAACGTTGTCGAACACGCGCATGCCAGTCGTGCCGACTATTACCGTATCCGCTGAGATGATGCTTGAGTTCACGATCGCAGGAGTGGTTTATACGATTAACCTCGCTGCTGGATCTCATGTCGTTCCTTCGCTTGTACTCTTGGAGGGCGATACGCAGATTGGAATCATGGGAACGGGCTCGATTACATTCACCTATCGAAAAGGAGCGCTCTGATGTACCGAATCCTCTGCGATTCCTACGTATTATTTGACCCACGCTTGCCGGACCTGTTCGTTCTGGAACCGGAGTTGACGCAGAAGAAGAACGAACCGGGCGAGCTGATGTTCACGATTACGAAGGCGCATCCGCACTATGGGGTGCTGGAAAAGCTCAAGAGCCGCATTAAGGTGTACCGGGATGGCACCTTGATCTGGATCGGGCGCGTGATCGAAGATGAGCGCGATTTTTACGAGAATCGCAAGGTCGTTGTGGAAGGTGCTCTGGCGTTCTTGCTTGACAGTCTTTTCAGTCCATTTACCATGGATGGTGCAGCGGCCGATGTCTGGGAATATATCTTGACCCAGCACAATGTGCAGGTGAACGCGAATCAGCGGATTGGTATAGGGGCCTGCGATCTTGCGGGATCAGTCAGCATCGCGACAAAGGATTACCTTTCCGCATGGCAGGTCTTCAAAACCAGCTTGCTCGACCCATTCGGCGGTTACCTGATCGTCAGATTCGATGAAAACGAAAATCCGGTTCTGGACTATCTCGCCGATGTGCCGGATAACTCGACCCAGCGGATCAAATTCGGCGAAAACCTGATCGACCTCGTATTGAGCAAGAGCGCATCTGAGACCTATACCGCTTGCATCCCGCTCGGGGCGGCGCTGCGGGACATCGACCCGGGATCCGAAAGCGACGCGCGGCTAACGATCGCGAGCGTGAATGAGGGGCAGGATTACCTGATCGATTTAGCATTTTCACCAGAATATGGAGTCATCTTCGCGCCGTCAGGATTGACCACGTGGGATGGGATCACTGATCCGACGATCCTTATGAATAACGGACGTGATTGGCTGAGCGGAACCGGTGCACGATTCAAACAGACGATCAAACTATCGGCGGTCGATCTGCACAATGCCGACGCGAATGTCGAGTCGTTTTGCTTCCTCGATAAGGTGATCGTCTCCTGCGGCACTCTCTGCCCGGAAGAGACATATGTACTGTCCGAACTGACGATTCAGCTGAATAATCCGGCGAGTACCGGAATCGTGCTCGGGGACTCTCGCCCTTCGTTGATCGGCGAAGAGATCCTACAAAACACGTCGGTGAAGAACCGTGTCGCTTCAATTGAGGCAGATTATACCACGCATGGTGAAATCAAGGAGATCGTGCAGGAGCAAATTTCCCAGAACACATCGATCCTACAATCCGCGCAGCAGATTATCATGATCGCGTTGGCGGACTATGTCCGAACGCAGGACTTTGTCGCTCTGCAGAATACGATTCAAACGTCGTTCTCGATCATGGCGGGAACGATCGAAGCGAACTTCACAGAGACGGCAAGCCGCATCTCGACGCTGAACGGCGAAACATCGCAGCAGTTCGAGTCGGTGCGAAGCTTCATCCGCCTGATCTCATCCGGCATTGTGATCGGAAGGAGTACGTCAGCAATCAAGCTGAAATTGGAGAACGATATACTTTATTTCTTCTCCGGCAGTGAGGACAACGTGACCACCGATAGCGCGATAGCATACTTCTCGTCCGGCAAGCTGTACGTCAATGATGTGCAGGTACTATCATCGCTTCGGATTGGTGGATATGCATGGGTGCCCGAGAGCGGCAACTTGAACTTTAAGAAGATCGGGGGATGAGGATATGGCAAATTGGCCTTATGAGTCGATTCATGACGGATACACGATTGTTAACGGTTCTCTTTCTGGAACCGCGGCGAGCAAGGTTTCCTGCTGGCTGGAGTATAAGATCGTTTCGCAGTCTGTCGCCAATAACACGTCAACCATCCGGTTCTATGTGTTGCTCGCGACGTCCGGCAACACCTCGCAGTTTGACGTCTACTGCAGCAACATTGACTCAAATTCCCGCGGTGCAATGAGTGTGTCGGTCGACGGAAGCTCCGTGTATAACCGCGTTGGCAGAGGATTTGCCATCTCGCGGATTCCTTACCGCAACGAGTATATTACACAGTACCAGGAACGATACGATACGGCGATGGGTTATCAATACCTCATGATCCTGACCGATAATGCGAGCACAGAGAGCGAAGCATATGGCGAATGTATAGTAACCCACAACTCAGATGGAACTCGTCAGATCACGTTGGCGTTTACAGCAAATTGCACCTACTCCGCATCGATTGGAACAGCAAACGGCAGCGTGGTCATTTCGCTGCCGGCGATCCCGCGCATTACGACGCCCATCATCTCCGCCATCACGCTCGGCAGTGCGGTGTCGATTACGCTCACGCCAGCGTCGAGCGCGTTTGTACATACCATCCGGGCGAAGTTCGGTACGCGCGCCGAGACGACGATCGCAACGCAAAGCGCCGCGACAAGCCTTTCATGGACACCGTCATTGGACGAGGCAAACGCCGCGCCGAATGCGACGAACGTTGCGGGGACGCTCCATTGCGACACCTACTCTAGCGGCGTGCTTCTTGGCACAACGCAGGTGAGCATATCCGCCGCTATTCCGGCCAGCGTTATACCAACCGGCACGCTTTCCTTCTCGGAATCAGAGGCGGAGTTGATATCACAGTTTGCGTGTTATGTGCAGCACAAGAGTAAGCTCAACGTTAGCATATTCGCCGCCGGGGTATATGGCTCGTCGATCTCCTCGATCTCGACCACGGTCAATGGTGCGACGTATTCGGGCAACTCGTTTTCGACGAATGAGCTGACCACCGCGGGGACGAACACAATCCGAACGACGATCACAGACAGTCGAGGTCGAACCACGGTTCTGGTCAACACATTCGAAGTTGTGGCATATGATTCGCCATCCGTGCAGTCCGTGGCGGTCTTTCGGTGCGACGCTGCGGGGAATGCCAGCAACACGGGAACATACGCGATGGTTGCGGTAACCGGTGCGATTTCGCCGGTCGGCAATAAGAATACGCGCGCACTCAAAATTGGGTATAAGCGGAAGAGCGAAACGTACTACACGGATACGACGTTCACGCTTTCCACGTATGCTGTCGCCGGTTCATACCGTATCGGCGGAAGCCTCTCGAACCAATACACCTACGATATCCGCGTGACGCTCGGGGACTATTTCGGTGAAGCGTATGGATATATCGATCTCAGCACGGCGGAAGTCATCCTATCCGTGCGCAGCACCGGTATGGGACTGGCGGTTGGCAAGGTTGCCGAAGAGGACAGCTTCGATGTTGGTTGGCCGGCGCGATTCCGAGAGAACGTGCAGTTTGACGATGGTGTAGTCTTTTCGAGCGTTCAGTGGTTGGCGAACCTGATTTTCCCGGTAGGAAGCATTCGTATGACGGTTTCCGCCGCGGATGAAAGCGCGTTCCTAGGCGGCAACTGGGTACGATGGGGGACAGGGCGTGTACCGGTGGGCGTAAACACGTCGGACACCAACTTCAACACGGTGGAGAAGACGGGAGGCGCGAACACTCACACGCTCACGGCAACAGAAATGCCGTCGCACAACCACTCGTTCAGCGGATCCGTGACGGTCAATGCTAACGGCGCACACACGCATCAGGCATCGTCTGGATCATATAAAGTCGGCAGTGGTTCGGCATCTACTTATTACTATATGACGAACGGCGGGAGTACGAGTGGACAAACGACAGGTTCCGGTGGATCGCATGACCACACGGGCTCCGTATCTGGCTCGGTTGGCAACAATGGAAGCGGCGCGGCGCACAATAACCTGCAGCCGTACATTACCTGCTACTTCTGGAAAAGAACATCATAAGGCACAAGATAAATAGATAGGGCGCTCCTTTCGAAGCGCCCAAAATAGCGAAAGGCACTCAGCCGGGGGGAAGAGTGCCTTTCTAATTTGCATGGTAAATCTTGTTAGGGATTGGGACATACCGGGTAGGTAGGTTGTGTATACCATGCAAGCTTTGATGTACATGCATCATAGCAGATTTTTCTCTGAAATACTATGAAGGAACCATGAATTTATCTGATCCGAAACGGAGGAAATAATGGATTTTACGCGCAATTTGAAGAAAGGCACGTCCGGCGAGGACGTGCTTTTTTGTAAGCAAAGGCTCTTGGAGCTTGGGTTCTATGGCGACCACATTACAACGGTAACCAAGAAGACATTCGGGGCGGATACGCTGGAGGCCGTGAAGCGGTTTCAGGCGCAAGCCGGGCTGACTGTCGACGGGGTCATAGGGAAGGAAACGTGGGCGGCGCTGTTCGGCGACACGGCAACAGAGGCGGAGCCGATCACTAAGGGGACGGTATCGGACAAATCGACTGCGGTCTGCTCACTGGCGCTGACGCGTATTGGGGATCTGTATGTTTGGGGCGCATCCGGCATGACTGATCTATCAAACTCAAAGATTCAGGCGATGGATGAAAAATTCGCGCGCGCGATCACGTTTCGCGACAGCCAGAACAAAGTGGGGTTCGCCGATCTCATGGCGCATGACTGTTCCGGCTTTCTCTCCTGGCTCATGCGCGAGACGGGTATTTGGGACGATCGTAAGAATTGCGATGGGCTCTGGGCGATGTGTGACGTGATTGTGCGCAACGAGCTGATCGCGGGCGATTTCCTTTTCCGCAACAGCACCACAAATGCTGAAGATGAAACGCACGTGGGGCTTTATCTGGGGCGCGGTATGGTCATCCACGCGAAAGGCCGCGATATGGGCGTCGTGGTGGAGGGCATCAATCAGGGTGGTAGCGGTTACTGGCATAAATGCGGACGCTGCAAGCTCTTGAATCAATAAAAGTGGGGGAACGGAGTTGGATTACATCGGAGAGATCATTTCGGGCGTATTCGCTTTGCTGGTCGTATTGCTCGAGGTGCGCGTGGCCCGTGACCGAAAGCAAACGGAAAAGCGCGCCGCCATCCGCGCAAAGGAATCAAAGCTCGCCATGAAGATGCAGGATGCAAGTTTATCGCTTTCGCTGGCCACGGCGATTGCTGTGGAGCGAGGTGAAACCAACGGAGAGATGAAAACTGCGCGCGACAAAGCGGAAACCGCGCAAGAGGAATATGAAGATTTTGTCCATGAGCTTGCCTCGGAGCAGGCTACATCAATCTAGGAGGAACTAAAATGAAAAAAAAACTGATTCTGGTCCTAATCGCGCTCTTGATGCTTGCACTGCCAGCCGTCGCGCTGGCGGACTTCGGTGGAACCGCAGACGCTACCGTCGCCGATATTCTGATCGAGAATGCTGTGAACATTGCCGCGGCATTTTTTATTGCGCTGATCGGCGTGTTCGGCGCGTGGTTGACCGCGAAACTCGGAAAGGCGACCCAGCTCGATACCGTGAACCACGCGCAGCAGGAACTGATCAAGCTCGCGCAGATCACGGTCGGCGAGCTGAAACAAACGGTTGTTGACGGCATGAAGGCCGCGCACAAGGATGGCAAGCTGACCAAGGAAGAAATCGCACAGCTCGGTCAGTTGCTCTTTGAAAAGACCACCGCGAAGCTGTCCGCTTCGGCGATGGATGTGCTGACCGCAGCGCAGGTTGACATCTCCGCGCTGATCACAGGTACGGCGGAGCAGATGATTGGCGGCATGAAATAGCCGCATATACATTTGGAAGGGGAACGGTTTTTCCGTTCCCCTTTTTTATTTGGAGGTAGCGCGTGAAACGAGAGGATTATCAACAAGTTCAGTCGCTCCGTGAAGCGGGTTACAGCTATTCCAGAATCGCGACTGCGCTTGGAGTTCCAAAGAACAGCGTAAAATCATACTGCAATCGGTTCGGCATACGACTTGGATTGGAAGAGCCGCTTAAAAATGCTGATGGCATCTTGCATTGCAGGCAATGCGGAGGTGTGATTCCGTGCGACAAACTACCTACAAGAAAACGTTTTTGCTGCAATGAATGCCGGATGCGATGGTGGAATGCGCATCGGGATCGCGCAAATTCAAAGGTTGCGCAACCGACGGCCTGCGCCAATTGCGGCAAAGCATTTAGGAGTTACGTTAGTGAAAACCGGAAATATTGCAGTCATCAGTGCTACATTTCTTATCGTTTTGAAAAGGGTGATGCTCATGACAAACGAACAATATGAGCGTGAGCGGCGGTACCGTTTAGCAATTTCGGTCGCAATTTCCATGCAAAAGCAAGGGTTAATTTGTGAGGAAGAGTATCGGATCATCAACGAAAGGATGATTGAAAAATACAAACCGTTCTTCGGCGGATTAGTTTCGCTGATTGAGTTGATAAGTTAAGCCTTCAGAGGTAATATCACACGTACGAAAGGAGGATGAAATGGAACGAAAAATAAATGTCAGACAACCTATAAAACCCGACATTCCATCATTCCTGCGCGTAGCCGCGTACGTACGTGTGAGCAACCTCAAAGATGCGATGCTTCAGTCGCTTTCCAATCAGGTGAGTTATTACAATGACTTCATCCAACGCCATTCCGGATGGCAATACGCCGGTGTGTATGTCGATGAAGGCCTGACGGGTACGAAGGATTTGCGCCCAGAATTCCAGCGTATACTCTCGGATTGCAGGGCTGGGAAGATTGACATGGTCATTACCAAATCCACCACTCGTTTTGCAAGAAACACAATAACGATGTTGGAAACGGTAAGGATGTTGAAGGAAATCGGCGTAGACGTTTTCTTCGAAAAAGAGAACATCCACTCAATGAGCGGGGATGGCGAGCTAATGCTTACCATCCTCGCTTCTTTCGCGCAGGAAGAGAGCAGAAGCGTTTCGGAGAATTGCAAATGGCGGCTTCGGGAAAAGATGAAGCAGGGGGAGATGGTCGGGCTGCGCGGAATGTATGGCTATACCATCGGTAAAAACAGCGTGTCAATTCATCCCGAACAAGCAGAAGCGGTCAGGCGCATATTTCACGCGTATGTTTCAGGGCAATCTAGCATCGAAATCGCGCGTAGGCTTGTCTCGGAGTGCACTCCTTCACTGCTTGGCGGCGAATGGACAGCTAAACGTGTACGCGAAATTCTGAAAAACGAAAAGTACACTGGAAATGCGCTGTTGCAGAAGACATTTATTTCGGATTATATGACGAAGCGCAAAGTTGTGAACCATGGAAAGTTGCCGCAATATTTTGTCACGCAGGGTCACGAGGCGATTATCGACCAAGAGACATATGACAAGGTCCAAAGTATGCTGACCGCTTCCTTAAAAAGGAATCAGCCAGCAAAGCCAGTGAATGCGCGTTATCCACTTACCGGCAAGATTGTCTGCGGAAACTGTGGAAAGCACTTACAACGAAAAACGACTAAGGGAAGAATTGCGTGGATCTGCTCGACATATTTAGAACACGGCAAATCTGCTTGCCCGGCGAAACAAATACCGGAAGAGACGATCCTGCAGGCGGCAGCGGACGCACTTGGGCAAGATAGGTTCGACGAACACGAATTCAATCGAAGGATCGAGCGTATTGAAGTGCCGGAACCGAACCGCTTACGTTTCGTCTTTTTTAACGGCAATGTTTCCGAATGCGAATGGAAACACCGCTCGAGAAGTGAAAGTTGGACGAACGAAATGAAGAAAAACGCTCGTGAAAGAAACGATGAAAGGAGGCGAGATCAAACATGCCAACAATAAGAGTTATTCAACCGATTGTTCAAAGGAACTTTGGAGGAGTTGCCTGCAACTCAAAATTGCGTCGCGTCGCAGGCTATGCGCGCGTCTCTACGGATTCTGACGAACAGTTTACCAGCTTCGAGGCTCAAGTTGAGTATTACACTCGAAAAATTCAAGAGAATCCGGAATGGACATTCGTCAAAGTATTTACCGACGAGGGTATAACCGCTACTAACACGAAAAAGCGAGATGGCTTCAACACAATGATTGCGGATGCGTTGGCGGGGGAGATTGATTTGATCGTCACAAAGTCGGTCAGCCGCTTTGCACGTAATACAGTTGATACGCTGACAACCGTCCGCAAACTCAAAGATCGGGGAATTGAGGTCTTCTTTGAAAAGGAGAATATTTACACGCTGGATGCGAAAGGCGAGCTGCTAATCACGATTATGAGTTCGCTCGCGCAGGAGGAGAGCCGAAGCATCTCTGAAAATGTAGCTTGGGGCAAGCGCGCAAAGGCGGCTAGCGGTCGTGTTTATCTGCCCTACAAGCAGTTTCTGGGATACGAAAGAGGATCGGATGGATTGCCGCAGATTATCGAAAGCGAAGCGGAGTCGGTTCGCTTGATCTACAAACTGTTCCTTGAGGGCAGGACACCGTCCGGTATCGCTCGGCATCTTGAGAGCCTGCTCATCCTTTCGCCGGGTGGCAAGGAAAAATGGCAGCATGGAACGATCGTGAGCATCTTGGCCAACGAGAAATACAAGGGCGACGCTATTCTGCAAAAGACCTTTTGCGCGGACTTTTTGACCAAGAAAATGAAACGTAACGAAGGTGAGTTGCCTCAATATTACGTAAGCGGCAGCCATCCGGCGATCGTACCGGCTGAAGTGTTTGACGAGGTTCAACTGGAAATGAAACGCAGGCGCGAAGTGAATTATACGGCCAGAGAGCATTGCTTCTCAGGCAGGATCATTTGCGGGGATTGCGGCGCGCCGTACATCGAAAAGGTGTGGCACAGCACATCTCAATATAGAAGAAGAATCTGGCAATGCTCCCGCAAATTCAAGAACGATGAGCGTTGCCGAACGCCGCATCTATACGAGGATGACGTGAAAGCGGCATTTATTCGGGCGATGAACACAATGATTGATGGAAAGGATGATTTGATTTCAGATTACAAACAGATCATCCGGCTGCTCACGGATCACGCCGCACTGGACTCAGAAGCAAAACAGCAGACCGAGGAAGCCAATGTTGTGGCTGAACTAATTCGAAAATGCGTTGCTGAGAATGCCACGAACTCACAGGATCAAGAAGCGTATTTTGAGCGCTACAAAGGCTTAAAGGTGCGCTACGAGGTAGCCGCGCAGCGGCTAAAACAGATCGAGGATCAACGCACGGAGCGCAAACAGCGCCGACAGAAGATGTTGGAGTTTATTCAGATGCTGGAACAGACCGATGGGATGTTGACGGAATTTGACGAGGGATTGTGGAATGCGACGGTTGAAATGGCAACCGTTCAGATCGACGGGAGTATGGTTTTTCGGTGGAGAAATGGGATGGAGCTTTTGATAGAAGTTGTGTGCAAATTTTAGCGATTTCAGTTAGGACAAGACAATAGTCCGCCTGATTGCTAGCGGTCAAGTGAACCTACTACTTTTTGTGGTCAACGACAGAACTTACTTTAACACCAAGGAAATCTGATATTGCAGCTGCTCTGCGGTCTAACAAGTCACCAAGGGTATTTCTCTCTTCTACATTAAGAGTACCCTTGTGAGATTTCAAGAAATCCTTTACATCCCTATTTGTTTCGTTAAAGCCACTGCTGTCGGAGTAAACTGCGGGTTGCTTTTTCATAGAATTTCTCCGTTGTTTTACCTATTCTTCAAATCCCTGAGTATTTTCATCATGAGGATACCAAGCATAATTCTTCTCGTTGCATTTTGTGCAAATTATGTATGCAGTATGCGAAACAGATGTGTTTTCATCAACGTACTCAGAGCCGCACAAAGGTTCACCGCAATGTTTGCAAGTACCAACATTTTCTAATTTGATTGATTGAAACGCTTCTTCTTTTGATTTGCGATTTTTGTTTATGTGCTTGCATAGGAAGTATGCACCTGTTCCTATTGCAGTGATTACTGAAACGATTACTACTGCAAATATCGCACCTTTTCCGTCGTTTCCGATTTTTGAAACCCTTGGTAGAATCTTGTTTTCACTTTGGGGAAGTGCAGTACTTGAAGAAACGCCCTTAATGTTATCGGAAACTGATTTAGCCGACTGTTTAAAGACTTCTGTTACACTTGAATTTGGTTTCCAGTCATATTGATAGCCACCTGTGTAGCAGCTTCTAGCATATTGATTGCCGAAAAATGGGTGTCCTTCATTGCCTGCCATTTGAGCTACCTTTCTTTTCTACTTGAATAGTTTTTTGGACCAATTGGTCGATGTTCCGATTATCACACCAAGAAGAGGAACTACAAACGGAAGTGATTTCATAAGCACAGTGAAAACCATATCAAGCTTTTCTGTTGAAGTACCGCCGGATGCTGTTGCGGCAACAGTTCCAACAACATCCTGAACCTTTGAATATTCGGCATCATCCAGTTCATCTTCACAATCTAGAAGAAGAGCCACAACCTTTGGAAGAACTTCGTTTTCCTTGTTGTTTGCAATCTCATAGTCAAGGACTGAGCGGATTGCGATATATTGCGTGAAACTCATTGGCGTTTTATTGTTTTCAAGATTGCTAATTGTTTGCTTGGTTACGCCAATTTTATCGCCCAACACAACTGCCGTCCACCCGGCAATCTTCCTGATGGGAGATAAGTTTTGCTGTAGCTGTTTAATCTGGATTTCGCGTTCTTTTACTTTATCAGACAC